ATCGCCTTGTGTAAAAGTCGGCTGCATTGATTCGCATTGGGCAAATACAATCTTCATGGTGGGTGTTGGTTGTTTTTTAAAGACATCAATAAACCATTCGCGATCCACGGTAAAGACATCGTGAATATTATCAAACTTAGCGAGATCACTGCCCTTGTAATCCTTGATGTTTAATAACTCAAAACTAATAGTGTTGTCAGGTGTTTTGTTATTGCCAGTAAGTAAATAATCAGCTGTTACGTTAAGAGCATTAGCAATGCGTACAACCATATTGTTTGGTATGCGGCCACGCATCATCCAGTTACCTAAAGTTTGCGGTAATACATTAATTTGTTTTGCTAATTTAACTTTGGTAAAGCTTTTTTCTTTGAGTAAATTATTAATTCTTGTAATCATTTTATTTTTTAATAAAATTAAACACATTATGTGTATAATTTTGCTCATGGACAAAATTATGAAACACTTTAAAAACCAAACTGAGTTGGCTAAATTGTTGGGTATTGCGCCCACCACGATCTCTAACTGGAAAGTAAGGCAAATTCCAGTACATCGCGCTATAGAGATTGAATTGCTGACTAATGGCGCAATTAAGCGCGAGGATTTGAGGCCTGATATTTTTATTTAATTTATTCATAGTTTTATTATCTCACATTATGTGAATTATAAACAAGAACAAGATAGGGGGAATATGTTTGCAATATGTACCAGCAAGTGCGAATTGGCCAGAATTTGTGGTCGGCATAAAATCAATGCACCGGATCCAAGAGTGCGTAATCAAGACAGACAAGAATTTGAACCGCAATTTGGATCAGATTGTTATGGATTTAAAGACATAACTAAGGATCAAGAGGAATTGCAACGATGAGTCAAGATATATTCGCAATCACTCCAATCGAGGTTATCCAAGATCAAAGACTCACCAAAAGACAAATCAAAGTATTAATCGCCTTGTTATCATTCAGAGGCAAGAACACCAACACTGTGTGGCCAAGCCGTGAAAAGTTATCAGGTCGATGTGGTATGCCAGTCACTCGAATATCACAAACAACCTCAGAATTAGTTGATTTAGGATGGTTGACCAAGACTGGTAAGGGTGGATTTTCAAAATCAACGCGCTATCAAATAACAGCGCCCAATTTGGTAACCGTTACCAATTCAGTAACGGTTACCAAAACGGTAACTCCAACGGTTACCAAAACGGTAACGGGCATGGGGGTTACCAAAACGGTAACGGGCAAAGAACTAACCAAGAACATAACCAATAGAACTAAAAAGGGGGGTAAACGATTTAATCCACCCACTATTGATGATGTTCGAGCTTATTGCAATGATCGTAAAAATTCGGTTAATGCACAATCATTCGTTGATTTTTATCAATCAAAGGGTTGGTATGTTGGAAAAAATAAAATGAAGTGTTGGCAATCAGCGATTAGGACGTGGGAAACAAGAGAAAACGAAAGGAAAAACAACCAACCAATGACATTGATCCGGCGTGCTGAATTAGCAGCGCAAGGGATTGATGCTGATACTGGGTTGTCATTTGGAACGGGACTTGAACAACTGAACAGAGGATTATTAAACTGATGAATGAAATATACAAAAAAACGGCGACCTTGATATTGGGTTATTTAACAGTTAGATTTGTGCCGAATTATAAGAACGATGAAAAACACCAAGCCAAACAAACATTGATATGGGCAGAGGAACTCGGCAAAAAAGTAGATGCAGACAGACTGAATGAGGACAATATTAAATCCGCTTGTGATTTATGGGCAGACGTTAATGGCAAGGGTTTTCCACCAACAATAGACCAATTTATTAATTGCATTTTAAAAATCAATGTTGCACCAGTGGTGGTGATAGAGGTTAAAGAAGAAAAATCCAAAGATTATTTAAGGCTGTGGAACGATGCGGATGATCATGCGCGGTTTAGATTCTTTGCTGATCATGCGTTTAACAAAGTGCCACAACACATTCATGTGATGTTTATGCGTTACATGGAATCAACACGCGGTTGGACTTATTGCGAATGCAAAAAGATGATTGATTTTCACATGTCACCGTTTGAAAAAGCAGGGCATGGGGCGATACTCGAACACCAACGCGAGGTGCTGGACTATTTTAAAAATAGGAAAGTGGCATGAGGTATCACAGTGCGAATCAATGCTTAAAGGCGGCAAACGCGATTAAGCAGCAGGTGGATTATTTGTTGTTTGCGATTGGTAATAAAGACAATAGAGATTGCGAGCATCACTTGGATGTGATTAGGCAATTGGTTGATCAGTTAAAAGGGGAAGTAAATGGAAGCAATTGAGTTTGTTATTGGTTTGATTGGGTTATATACCGCAATCATGTTGTATATTTTTTTAGGGGATTAAGTATGGAATTAATAATATTAGCAAGTGGTGCGGTGATTGGCGGTGGAATGGTGTATATGTATAAATGCTCGCGTGATAATAAACGCTTTACGAATTACTTTCGTGAGGGGTCGCAGGCTTATGTGGTGCGTCAACATTTAGAGCAGGGCAAAAACATCACACCGTCTTACGCGCGTGAGAAATACAACATTAAGAACTTAGGTGCAGTGGTGGATGTGTTACGCAAGGCCGGTGTTGAAGTTAAGTTTGTAGAGGGTGATCGTGGTAATTATTACACGCTATGAAACTACAACAACGTGTAGAGGTTCGCATTGGTGAGCCAGTGGCGTTGTTCTTGGCGCGTAAAGCAGAGCAAGGATCAACAATTAGGGATGCGGCCAATCAGTTGGATGTGTCGTACACAACGTGCTTTAAATGGCAAAAGGTGTATGAGATTAAATTCAACGGTCGCAATCCGTTTGGTAAATGGAAGTTAAAATAATATTATGGAAGTTAAATTATGTTGGATTTAATCGTTAAAGATAATATCAAGGAATTAAATAAAACGCTTACTCGAATTGAGAAAAAGCAATTACCGTTTGCAATATCATTAGGCATTAACAACACGGCCAAAGATGTAATGAAAGCAGAGAAAGCACAAACATCCAAGAAGCTCGACCGACCAACAAGCTTTACTCAAAATGCTTTTAAAATTAAATGGTCAAACAAAAACAATCAAGAAGCCAGTGTGTTTATTAAACCAATACAGGCTAAGTATCTCAAGTATCAAGTCGAGGGTGGTAAGCGTACTGGTCGCATTGGTGTGCCGTACAAGCACGCAAAGCTGAATAAGTTTGGTAATATTCCTGGTAGGCGCAAAGGCTTTATTAAGAATAAAAATCAATTCATTGGCAAGATTAAGAACATTGATGGTGTGTGGGAAAGGACTGGTGGCAAGCGTAACAGAGGTATTAAGTTAATGGTTGGGTTTGAGCCAGTGGTTAGCTATCGCAAACGATTCCCTTTCTACAAGATCGGTAAGGGTGTTGTTAATTCTAAATTTAAAAAGAATTTGAATAAAAGTTTAGAGAAAGCATTATCAACAGCTCGATGACCAGTCAGAATAAAAAAGGTACTCCTGACGCGGATGCACTGAGGGTAATTCGCAAGTCCTCTATTTTATTAGTTTCAGTATATATATAAGGAATTCGTTATTAATCAATGACTTACAAAGATAAATGCACACTGCAAGAACTGTCAGCATTTTTAATGCTAACGGATCGGCGTGTGCAACAACTCAAAGATGCGAATGTGATTGTTAAATTTGGCAGAGGTGAATACGATTTAACAAAATCAACGCAAGGCTATATTAATTTTTTGCGTGAACGTGCATTTGGGGGGGTGGCGAATACGGATCAGCATGGTGAGAAAACTCGGCTGATTACTGCGCAGGCCAATATTGCTGAGATGAACGATGCAGAACTTCGAGGCGATTTGCTTCGAGCGGATGAAACCAAACGGGCAATATTTACCGCTGCACGCGGTGTGCGTAATTCGTTGCAGACGGTGGCGGATAGATTGTCGCAACCATTGGCCGGTGAGGATGATCATCACGAAATCCACAGCATGATTGAGGGTGAGATTAATCAGATCTTGTTTGATATGGAAAGCGAGTTTGCTAAATTAGTGAGTGAGCCGGTAGAGATTGAAATTAAAAATGAAACAGAAACAGATACCAACGGTTGATGTTAGTGGTGAGCGGTTGGCACTCGATGCCATCGTTGCCGGATTAAAACCTGATCCGCAAGAGCCGATGAGTGAATGGGCGGATGAGTATCGTTTGCTTGGTCAAACTTATGCGGCCGAGCCTGGTAGATGGCGCACCAATCGCACACCGTATTTGCGTGAGATCATGGATGCGTTTTCGCCATCATCGCGTTGTGAATTTGTTACGATTATGAAAGGCGCACAGCTTGGATTTACTGAGGCATTAACCAACATGATCGGCTACATTATCCACCGCGCACCAGCGCCGGCAATGATGGTGCAGCCAACTCAGAACTTAGCAAAACGATATTCAAAACAACGCTTAGCAACGATGATCCAAGACATGCCAGTGCTTCGTGGATTGGTGGCAGATCCACGCGCAAGGGATAGCGGCAACACCACCACCTCAAAAGCATTTGACGGCGGTGTGTTGTTTATTGCTGGTGCAAATAGTGCGGCGGATCTAAGATCGGTACCGGTGCGATATTTACTACTCGATGAGGTTGATGCCTATCCGTATGACTTGGACGGTGAGGGCGATCCGATTGAGTTGGCCGTAAACAGAACAAAAACCTTTGCACGGCGCAAGGTTTTAATCGGATCAACACCAACGGTGAAAGATGTGAGCCGTGTTGAGCGTGAGTTTTTAAAAGGTGATCAGCGCAAGTATCATGTGGCATGTCCGCATTGCGATGGAATGCAAGAGTTGTATTGGCAAAACATCAAATGGAGCAAGGACGCAAACAAAGTACCGCGTCCGGAAACTGCTGTGTATATGTGCGAGCATTGCGCCGGAGTTATTACAGAAAGTGATAAACTTGAGATGTTGCAACACGGTAAATGGGTAGCCACCAAGCCGGATAATAATTACCGAGATACTCGCCGATCGTATCACATATCATCGCTTTATTCACCGTGGGAAAGTTGGGCAAACTTGGTACAAAAATGGCTTGATGCACAGCAAGATCCACACCTTTTAAAAACATTCATTAACACGGCATTGGGCGAGTGTTGGGATGAGGAAACCAACCGCGTGGACATGAACGATTTACGCAAAAAAGCAGAAGAATACCCATTGCGCCAATTACCAAATGGTGCGCTTATTGCCACTTGCGGTGTGGACGTGCAGGACAACAGACTCGAAGCGGTGATTTGGGCATTTGGTAAAGATGGGCAGGAAAGCTGGGTGATTGATTATCAAGTATTTTTTGGTGATCCGGCATCGCCTAAACTTTGGGCAGAGCTGGACGAATGGTTGTTGCAAGAGTTGGATCACGAATCCGGCTCGAGTGTGAATCTATCCGCAGTGGCGATTGACACCGGCGGACACCACACACAGATGGTGTATGATTTTTGCCGACTTAGAAAGCACCGTCATGTGATTGCCATCAAAGGACAATCGACTCGCAACCGACCGGTGATCGGACGGCCAACCAATCAAGACATTTCCATTGGCGGTAAAACCATTCGCGGTGGTGTGCAATTATGGCCGGTGGGATCGGACACTGCAAAGAGCGTTTGGTACGGTCGATTCGGTATTGAAAGTGGCGCAGGTCTTGTGCATTTTTCTAAAGAATTGGACGATGAGTTTTACGCTCAATTAACTGCTGAAAAATTAGTGACTCGTTATCACAAAGGCCATCCACGTACTGAGTGGGTCAAGCCATCGCATCGGCGCAACGAGGTACTGGATTGCTCGGTGTATGCGTTGGCGGCGGCATACCATTTGGGCATGAACAAGTGGAGTCAGAAAGATTGGCAACGATTAGAGGATATTGTTGAGCCTTTTATTAAAGATTTATTTGATTCTAAGCCTGATAAAGTTAAAACTGAGTCAAGAAAAGACGAAAAAAACATTAATATCCAACCAAAAGTTACACAAACACAGCGCCCATTAAGACCGAGAAATAAGAAATCCGGTGGTTTTGCAGCGCGTTGGTAAATTAGTTTTAAATTGGGGTTGACATTTGAAAAAATGTTACGACACTAACACCTAGATATAGTAGTTTTATATTTCAAAAACACTAGATATAGGGATTTATGGCCAATTTATTTGACTCTACAAACTACCCAACCACTGAGCCGAGCGATATTATTGCCGGTGATCGTATCGCTTGGAAGCGTAGCGATTTGGATAGTGATTATCCAATAGCTTCTTATTCATTAAAATATTCAGCGCGTTTAGAAAACGCCGGCTCAACTGAGATTGAGATCACTGCAACAGAAAGCGGCAGTGATTACATCGTGGAAGTTGGCCAATCAACAACAGCAGCCTACACCGCAGGTGTTTATCACTGGCAAGCGTACATTATTCGTACCTCAGACTCAGAGCGTATCACTGTTGACAGTGGCACTTGGGAAGTCAAAGCCAACCGTGATGCTGCCACAACCGATCCTAGAAATCACGTCAAAAAGGTATTGGACTCCATCGAGGCCACCATTGAGGGCAGAGCTTCAAAGGATCAAGAGTCGTATTCTATTGCTGGTCGCTCATTAGGGCGCACGCCGATTGCTGATTTGATTTTATTACGTGATAAATACCGTACTGAATACGTGCGCGAGCAACGAGCAGAGCGTGTTGCTAATGGTTTAGGCCACAGTGGCATTATTAAAACAAGGTTTTAAGTATGAATTTTTTATCCATTTTTAGAAAACACAAAAAAGCCGTTGCCAAACGTGCGTATTCCGGTGCAAAGATTGATCGTTTAACGTCAAGCTGGACGACTACATCGCAAAATATTAACAAAGATTTGCAATCCGGTGGCAAGGTATTGCGCGTTCGAGCGCGTGATTTGAGTATCAACAATGATTATGCGCGTAAGTATTTGCAGATGTGCGTGTCAAATGTGGTGGGTGCAAAGGGTATGGTTTTGCAGGTTAAATCCAAAACCGCTAAAGGCAAACTCAATCAAAAGCACAATCGAATTGTCGAACAAGCCTGGACAAAATGGTCAAAGGCCAATAATTGTGCATGGGATGGTCGTTTGTCATTTGTGGAAATGCAACGCTTATTTATTGAAACCGCTGCACGCGATGGCGAAGTGTTAATCCGCATGGTGCGTGATGATTCGCAGTTTGGTTTTAAATTGCAATTTTTAGACTCTAATCGTTTGGATGAAAACCTAAATAAAAAACTAAACAACGGCAATATCGTTCGCATGGGTATTGAGTTTGATACCACTGGCCGTGCGGTAGCGTATCACTTATTGGTTAATCTTGAAAATGAAGCCACCGCCGGTGCAAGGTATGAGCGCATTGATGCGGACAATATCATTCACGCCTTTATGGGTGAACGCCCAGAGCAAATTCGCGGTGCAACGTGGATGGCCAGTGCCATGAGTAGGCTCAATATGTTGGGTGCTTATGAAGAAGCCGAGCTGGTTGCAGCAAGAATTGGCGCATCCAAAATGGGTTTTTACACCTCAGAAGCCGGTGATTCGTTCATTGGTGATAGTGAAGATGATCAAGGTTATTTATTAGATTCAGCCGAGCCGGGTGTGTTTTCACAACTGCCGGCCGGCACAAACTTTACTACTTTTGATCCTACCCATCCCACAAGCGCATTTAAAGATTTTAACAAAGCGATTTTGCGCGGTATTTCAAGTGGTTTGGGCGTGGCGTATAACTCACTCGCGAGTGATCTCGAGGGCGTTAGCTTTTCAAGTATTCGATCCGGCACCATTGAAGAACGCGACCAATGGCGTGTGAAACAAAACTGGATGATTCAGCATTTTATGGATCGTGTTTATGAGCAGTGGTTAAGTATGCAATTGCTGAATGGATCGCTGGGTTTACCCATGACTGATTTTGATAAATTAACACAGATCAGATGGCAACCAAAGGCGTGGACTTGGGTTGATCCACTCAAAGACATCAAAGCGTCAACTGAGGCAATTAATGCTGGTATTAAAACCGCCAGTGAAGTGGTGGCAGAGCAAGGTGGTGATATAGAGGATGTATATGACCAACTC